GTGTTTTTCCACCCGTCGTCGGCGTCTCGAGTGAGCAAGTGCGCGACGAGATCCACGTATTCCTCTGTCGGTAGGTTGTAGGCGGCGTGTACGCCCCCCAGGTGTCGAGCGCCGTGCTCCGTTAGGAGGGCGTCGAGGCGTCCTGCGGGGCTGCGGAAAAACTGGAGCGTGCCATCGCCATGTTCAGCAGCAGTTGCCGCTTGTACAGCTCTGGCGCGATGCCACCGAGTAGCTCAACGAGGTCGAGCAGCGACCACCCCGCATCCTGTAGCTCCTCGCACACCCGGTGACCGTACGCTACAAGGTCGGCGTCGTGGAGCTTGCCGAGGTCCAGCTGAGTCTCGAGCTCGAGCGAGTGGTCGTACCAGCACGCTCCGATCACCAATCCGCACATTGGCAGCATCCGCTCTGCGGTGGCCTGCGGGCTTAGCCCTGCGTCGTCCTCGCGGTGCGCGATGAGGCACTGCACCACCGCGCTGGCAACACCGTAGTAGGGGTGGCGGAACGTGAGCAGGCCCCGATCCTCGACGGTCAACTGCCAGTACCGGTCGGGGAGCGGCGTTGGGAGCACCAGCGGCTTGGAACGCGTCTTCATTTCGCACCGCCTGCGAGCTGCCGCAGCTGCTCGCGGTCGGTGTTGGCACCCAAAGCGGGCTCCCCGACAGCGCAGGGAGTCTCTAAGTCCACGACGGTCGAGGGGAGCACGCCGAGGAGGGGACTGGGGGGCTCGCGGGTGACCTGCTCATATTGGCGCGTAGCGGGCAACACGGGGTGCGCGTAGCACTGCTGCGAGTTGCGAGCGTCACGGACGATCAAAACGGCCCAGTCGTTGCCCTCTGCGAGCAGCGACAGGCGCTTCAAGCACCACTTGATGCGCGCTTTGAGGTCATAGGCACATTCGCCAAAAGGCTGCTTTTGCCGCCAACCGGGCCAAATGACGTCCATTTCAGCTTCAATGGCGGCGATTTTCAGAGCAATGTCGGGGGAGTGGGCTTGCATGGAACCCTCCTATGTGCGGGTAAACCTACGAGGTCAGGTAGAGCGACCGAGAACGAGGATTGACCAGGCGTTGGTCGAGCCGACCGTAGCGGACGTGGTGATCGAGATCTTGTCGGTGCTGCCGGGGGTCGTCGGCACGCCGGTGGGGTCGTACAGGCAAAGCCAACCGCTGGGGCCCACGACGGAGCCCTGGTCGTTGTCCGCTGCGATGTCGGCGGGCCAGAAACCCTTGCCACCGGACAACCGGCCAAACGGCGCGGCTGCGGTAGGGGCCAGGAGGATGTACGCGCCCGCATCGGTGCGGTTGTTTACGAGGGCGATCAACACAACTTCCGCGAACTGCACGGTGTTCCCGAACGAGTCGGTCAACGCGCCGTGCAAGTCCATGTCAATCGTAGTGCTTGCGGCAACACCCACACGCGAGGTGCTCCAAGCGAGATCGATCTGGCTGTCCAACAAGCCGTTGTTCAGCTCGAGGATCTGGTTGAACTGGATCGGGATCACGCCGCGAGAAAGCCCGGCGTTGAGCACGTCGCGAGCAGTGATCTGGAGGGAAACGGAGGCGGTAGAGTTGCCCATATTGGTAGCTCCTTAGGACAGGGTGGGACGGACGGCGTAGCTCGTGAACGTACAAGCGAACTTGGACGGGTCGCCTTCCGCGATATTGCCGCGCAACACGCAGAACGGAAGCACCAACGACTTGTCGGCCTCGCCGAACGGCGTTCCGTCAATCGTGTAGGTGATCGTGACCGTGAAGACGTCCGAGTTGGCACCCATAGTGCTGGTCCAGTTGGTCGCGACATAGCGAGCGGTGAAACGCTGGATGAGGTCGTTGAGCGTCACGTTGGCGTTGGCGGTATCGCCCAAGTCGCTGAGGTACGCCGAGAAACCGCCGGTCATCACCGCCTCATCGCCGATGCGGATCATCGGCTGCGCGCCGATGACGCCACGATCCAACACATGGACCACGGAGTAGTCGGCAGTGTTCAAAGTGAAGCTACCGTCTTCACGGATGATGGTGTAGGTGTGCGCGCCGCCGTTGTCCGCGAGCAAGATTTGCCCGTCGCGCTTGGTACGAATGACTGTAGACTCAGTTGCCAAGGGGCACCTCTATGGGTTGGGGGGGATATAGCATAGTTTGCGTCAGGCGTTGAGGCCTGACCACGACCAGTCGCACTCGAGGGAGTAGACGGACTCGATGAGCAGGTATTCGCGGGATGGGGTCGGGGTGCGTTGGGTCGAGATCCACTTTACAACTGCGTAGGGCAGGTTGGCTCGACGGAGCATCGCAGCCATCATGCGTTCTTCGACGTCGCCGGCGTCGAGCAGGCTTTGGAACTGCGCCATCGGTTTGATCTGTTTGAGCACGCTGAGCGTGAGCTGGTGAATCACCCTCGCGCTCTCCTCGCCGCCCTCGCGGTACAGCTGCGTGTCGGCGCTTTGGATGCCGATGCAATAGGCGTTGTCCACCAGCGTCTTGGGTAGGTCGTTGGCAGAGAACAACGACGGCGACCGCTTGAGCCCCGTGCCCGACAGCACTGCATCGACCTGCGTGAGCAAGCCTCGCAAGGTTTGATCCTGACGCTCGCGGACACTCATCCGTTCATGCCGATGATGCAGGTCGGGCCAGCCGTGCCAGCCACGCCGGGGAGTGAGGTGCCGATAGCCGCGCCGCCCGCGCCACCGAGAGCTTGGACCGTTCCGACGTTGGCCACAAGCGTGTCCGTGATCACGGTCACAAACCCGCCGCCACCGCCGCCGCCGCCCGAGGAGTTGCCAGTACCCGCCGCAGCTGCGCCCGCGCCACCGTTGGCAGAGATCCGGCCCGAGTTGGTGATTGCCCGCGCTGCAATCCAAACGCCGCCTGCGCCGCCGCCGCCGCCGCCCGATGTCGCCGTAGTGACCGTTGAATTGGATCCCGCGCCGCCGCCGCCGCCGCCGGTAAACGTTACCGCAGTATTCAAACGCCCGTTGTCAAACGAGCCCCAGATTGACTGAAGCGTGGTGCCGCCGGTAGCAGCTCCAGCCGCGCCGCCCACTTGCGCGCCACCGGAAGCAGCTCCACCAGCGCCTCCGCTGGCAAACCCGCCTGAGTTGTTCATGCTGGAGATCGTAACGCCGCCGCCCGCCGCGCCGTTGCCAAGCGCGCTGCTTCCGTTTCCGCCCGCTCCACTTGCACCACCAAGCGAGCCACGAGCAACAAGCGCAGTACCGCCGCTGGATCCAGTCGAGGTCACGCCGTCGTCGTTGACGCTACCCGCGCTGGAGATCGTCAGCGTGCCCGCAACAAACAGCCGCCAGCCGTTGACTTTTAGTTGGCCGGTTCCTTGGACTGTCACGTTCTGGTAGTAGGAGTCCTTGCTCAACGTGGGTGACGTGCCCGTAGCAACGACCAGATCACCCATGGCTCCAGTCCCGTACTGCGCGGCCATAAAGTTGGTGGGGAGCGCCGCGCCGGTAGACGCGCTGGTGGTTTGTGACCAACTCATTCGACACCCGATACGATTACGATCTCGGTGGAGACCGCGTGGTCCGCTGCGGCATTGCTGGGCAGGGAGCGCCCATAGATATTTCCGGCGGTGAGTCCCGAATATTTCAACGGCGTGCTGTCGTTGATCAATGCGGCGGTGGTCGCATTGACTCCGATGACGTCGTTGGTAGTCGTGGTGAACGCTGCCGTGCGGCCCAAGCGGGGATTGATGGTTGCCCCAGTGCCGGCGGTCAAGTTGGCACGGTACAGCATCACGGTACCAATCGCCGGCGCACCGGTGATCGTGAAGGTGTCGGTCGGGGCTGCGCCGGTCTCGGCGATGGTCCAACGATAGTGAGCACGACCTTTGATCACATTGATCGTAGGTCCAACAACTGTTGCGGCGTAGGGCATCAGACTCTCCTGGGGCCCCACATCCGGTACGCGGAAGCGGGGCTATAGTTGGTGTAGATCACAGGTTGAGCGGACTGGCCCGAGGCCGCGTTGGTCCGCACGTTCTGTTCTGCGACGTCGTATTCAAGTTTCAGTCGGTCAAACGCCTTGTCCGCATCAGCGCGGTATTTCTCCGCCTCCGTGCTAAACCGGCCCTCTCCACTGTAGGTGGCAAAGTCGCGGAACGCGAGCTCGAGCGTGAGCGCGCAGGTCCAGTCCGCGAAGGCGTAGTCGTTCATTGCCAGATAGGGCCGGCGACCGTCTTGGAGCAACGTGCGTTGAACAATACCCCAAGCCTCTTGGATGTACGGTTCATAGCTGGTGATCGTCGGAGGCCGGATGGCCGCGAGATCGCTTACTCGACGTACCAACATGGTCTCGGTGACGACGTTGTGCAGCAACCGGAGACACAAGAACGCATCGCGCCGGAAGGTCTCGGTGTGCGCCCCAAACACTAACACCCACTCCTCCTGCCAGAACGCCGACAGCGCCGTCGTGGCGGGCAGGGAGGCCGCAGGTACGGTGTAGGTCGCGATGCCCCCGGGAAACGTCACCGCGCCCGTCACGATGGTGTTTTTGCTGATGTCGTAGAGCGTAAACGTGCCGCTGGTGGCGACCGCCGGCGACGAGCCACCCGCGTAGACCGGCAGCGTCACCGTCGAGGCGCATTCGCGCTCGTAGAATGACGGCAGCTGCGAGTCTACGGAGTAGGTCGGCATTAGGGCACCAGTTCCGGGGGAGTGACGACAGGCGTAACCACCGGCGCGACCTCGAGGGGCGCGTAGATGGGGCACACCGGACAAACCGGGCAGGGCTCACTTGCCGGCGCGAGTTGCTGACCGCCGGCAATGCCAGCGATAGCGCCGGCGATCACCGCAACGAGGTGCAGCACGTCCACTTTGCGTTTGGGTGCGATGGTGATCACTTGAACGCCACGATCTTGAACTTTTCTCCCAAAGTAACCGTCAAGGTCACGTTGGTCGCGTCGGCGCTTTCTGCCGATACAACGTATGCGCCACCGGTCAAGTTGGACGGCACGGCGTAGAACAGCGCGGGGGTGCTTCCAAGGCCGTGCGCGACGGTTTGCGGGGCACCCGTACCGGTCTGTTCTGTGCTCTTGAACACCGCCGCGCCCTGCAACGAGCTGCTACCAGCGGGGGCCAGTGCGAGCGTCCAAGCGGTACCGCTGAACACCACGATGCACGACTGCCCAGGCGCGAGCGTGCAGAGCGTGGTCGCTGCCGGCTTGTTGATGGTCAGCGAATAGGTAGTGCCGGCGTTGTAGATGACGTGGAACTGGCCCTTTTTGGCACCAGCGGCGGCAGTCGCCAGCGTCACAACACGGGTTGCGGTGCTAGGGTTGAGCGCGACAACCTCCTCGTAGTAGGAGGTCAGCGTCAACGCGGCGGTGATCGTCTGGACGGCGATACCGTCACCGGCCAGTGCCAAGCGGCGGTAGAACTGAAACGGGGTGGTGCTCTTGATGGATGCGGGCATGATGTCTCCTAAAACGGGGGGTTGAAAGTCTCTTCCGGGCTATCGCTGGTTTTTGCGATCCCAGTCCACCGCAAGCTGGCGCGCCTTGCGTTCGGCGTCGGCGGGTTTGACTCCGCCTTCAATCATCGCCTTGGTGACAGCGTCCATCGCCTTGCGGCTATTGGGTTGTTCACCGTACCCAAAGCCCACAACCTTGTTGGGGACATTCGGATCATTAGCCACCGAACGCCGCCTTAGCCAACTTGGCTTTCAGCGTGGCTTTTTCTTCGGGGGTCTTTGCGGCCATGTCCATCTTGGACATATCCATGCCGGGATCTTCCGCTGCGCCTTGAACGGCCATCATGTTGTCCTCGAGTGCCTTGAGCGCAGGGTCAATCATGGCAGGATCAAGCGCGGGATCGTCGCAAGCAGCGACGAACGCCTCACAAGCGGTACACAGGGCTTCGATGGCGGCGGGATCGTAGGGCATTAGGAGTCATCCTCAGTAGCGGGGGTGGAGGTGAACCGGCGGCGCTTGGGCTGCGCAGCGGGCACAGGAAGGTCGAGGCCTTGAGTGGATGCGCGCATAGCGGCAATGTCGCGCTCGAGGGCCTCGACCGCGAGCTGCTTGCTCTTCGACGTCACCGGGATTTGATGCATCGAGGTGAGCGCTTCGACTTTGCGGTCGATCACCATTGCAGCGATGGTCGCGTTGAGCGTGCAGATGCCGACGTCTACCAGCAGCTGCCGGAACTGGTCGTAGGCGCGCTGGTCGCGCTGCCACTTGACGCGACCGGCCACCATGATCGGAGAATCAAACACCGTAGTCCAAAACTTGCCGATGCTGTTGCCCATATCGGGGTTGTACGCATCGATTGTTGCCATGTAGTTGGCCCACTTTCCGAGGCGCTGATCGCCGTTGGGGATGCAAGCGCAGCCCTTGTTGCGGAAGATCTGGCGGACGTTTTCTGGGTCTTTGACCCCGTCCATGTCATAGTTGTTCAGCGATGCGACAAACGGCATCACCGACAAAACCGGCAACCAGCGACCGTCCACCACCTCCCAATCGAAAGGTTTATGGAACAACTCGTGCTTGTTGTTGATCATTTGGACGGGTAGGCGGTCTCTTGTTTCAGAGACCTCGCTGAACGCCTGAGGCGTAAACTGCTTAGCAGTAAGATCCATTAGAGACTCCTAAAAAGGGGACGGGGAGCCCGAGACCGGGCCCCCCGCAGTTGGGCGATCAGACCGCCGAAACGAGCTGCACGCCGCGAGCGTCTTCCATTTCAGCCACACCGGGGTAGTAGTGGCAGATGTAGGAACGCGCACCGGCGGATTCAGTGCTGAGATCCTGACAGATGATCGCGGTCTCGCCGGCCACGGTCTGCGGATTGAAGGCCTGCGGGCGCAGGAAGTTGGCAACCGGCGCTTCCGTGAAGGCGATAGCGCGGGGGACCGACATGAAGCCCGAGTAGTCCGCGTTGGCGTTGATTTTGGGAACGCTTGCGTGCGAACGGAACTTGATGCCCATCCACTCGAACTGCACGTTGCCGCTACCGTCGTTGGAAAGCGCGCCCTGGGTCTCAGGAGCGATTTGCAACGGGGTAGCGGTCTCGCCACGGAGCGAGCTCATGAACTGGGTGATGCCGGTCGCGTGGGTGACCAAGTCGATCTTGCCTTCGACCAGCGCCTTACGGAGCGCGAAAAGCCCAGCGTAGACGGTGTCAACGGTAAGCGCGACGCCGGTGGTGCCGACGGCGGTGTTGGCGGTGAATCCGGAACCCAACGCCGCGATCAGCGAGGAGCGATGGTACACAACGGACTTGAGAAAGCTCGTCACCAGGTTGTCCGCTTGGATGACGCCGGTAATGTACGCGAGGTCCGAACCGCTGCGGTAAAGGTTCGATTTGGCGACGGTGATCGTCTTGTTGGCGGTGGTCCAGTTGGTGATGCTGGGCGCGGTTGCCTCGCCGGGCTGCGTCATCGGATCGACGGGCTGAATGAAGCGCAGCTTCTGGGTCGCAGAGCCCGCGCCGGCGGTGAACGGAACGTAGGTGCAAACGTCCTTCAAGTCGCGGGTCTCATGGAGGAGATCCCAGAACTGAAGGTTGAGGTATGCGGTAATGCCAAGATCGCCAGCAAGAGAGGCATTGGTATCTGCGGCCATAGGTCACACTCGAAAAAGCAAGGGGTTTAGGGGGGAACTCCGACCCGTAACGTGGGCGACCGCTCAACGGAGCCCCGTGACGTGGGGCAGGCGCTGCCTTTACGGTACGCGATGCGGCCCAGCTTGACAACCCGCTGGGCGCATAACTTATAAGTTACTTTTTACTGCCGCACGGAAGGGAAGGCGATCTGCTTTAGCCGCTGTTTGGCCGCTGCATATTCTGCTGTGCCGTGCTTGAGCTTGCTGATGTCGATTTCCTTGCCGGTGTCACCGGGCTTGACCGGCACCACGGCGGCTTTGGCGGGGATGGCGGCGCGAGCTGCGGGCGGTGCCGTTGGTGCCGCTTTGGTCGGCGTGGCCTCGACGGTCTCGGCCTCGCTGTCGGGCTCTGCTGCTCGAGCGGCTACGCTGGGCTTCATCGCGGCGCGGAGCACCTTGTTTTCGCGTCGTGCGGTCTTGTACCAGTCGGCGAACTCCGGTTTGGCACCACCTTCGCCGGCCTCGAGCTTGGAGTACTGGTAGTCCAGGTACTCCAACAAGTCGTCCATGCCGTCCTCCGGGATCTTGTCCGCGAGCAACAACGACCGGTTGGTGGTGCGACGGAGCGAGGACTCCAGCTCGGTGATGCGCGACTGCATTTCGGCACGCGCAGCTGCGACAGCAGACTCCGTCGCGCCCTTGGTTGCGGCCCCGGCTTCGGTGAGCGATGCGATCTCGGCGCGGGCCTCTTGCAGGTCGCTCCGTGCGGCGTTGCGCTCGGTGATCAGTTGCTGGATGCGGGCTTCAGCTTCGTTAGGCTCGGACATGGTAGAGACTCCTTAGAACTTGGGTTTGGTGACGGGGGGGACAAACGGGAACATAAGATTGTACTGCGCGACCTCTTGCAGCTTGCGCACGGCGGCGGCGGGGTCGGTCAACGAGTAGAACTTCATCGCGACATCGACTTTGGACAGCAGGCCCAACTCGATGAGCGTTTCGTCTTTGGCGAGGTCGGCGAGGAACTCATCGGTGCTCATTTCGGGCAGGTTGTACTGGATCTGCCAGCCCTCCGTCGGCAACAAGGGGATGCCGGCCTCACTGTCGGCGTAGAACACGTTGTGCGTGCGCGCCATCACGGCGTACAACTTTGAGTCGCCGTCGCGAAACATCGGAACCATCGCCGTTGCGATCTTGCGCGAGAAGCTGCGCTTCAGCTGGATGGCAACGCCCGATTGCGGTTGGCCGGAGTTGCTCAAGTCGTCGGGGTGGATGCCGACGTTGTTGAGGATGGTGTTCTGTTTTATCATGATGGCTTCGGCCATCAGCTTGGCATCGCAGGGCGTGAGCTGGCCGACCTTCGCGCTACCCGGGCCGCCCTCGGATTTAAAGCGGATGATGCTGTTGGGCGCGAGCTCGATAGTCCCCGGCGGCGGGTTGACGCCGTCGAGGATGTTGGGGGTATCGCCGATGCTTTGCCCGGGGACCACACCGTCAACGAGGTACCACTGCGGCCAGCTGTTGTTCCGAAGGCAAACGGACCACACGGTCCATGCAATGCCGATGTCCAGCGTGCCGTGTACCAGTCCAGAGCCCCAATACGGGTCGAATGTATCGCCGGTGTATCGGGCGCGGTACAACACGCAGGGCAGGTAGGGCCCCTGCTCATCGGTGTACAAGTAGACGCCCTGGTCATCGGGGTAGACGTCGGCGGTGACGTCGTTGCCCTCGCCGTCGATGACGGTGTGCGTCGGCGCTGCTGGATCCGACACATCCCAACATTCCCATGTGTCGATGTGCTCGACCTTGCCGGTGAGCGAGCTCCGAACGGCAAACGTCACCGCCCGTCTCAGCGCCGTCGGCGTCGAAGCGTCACCCGTCGTCTTGGTGACCACAATCTCATCGGGCGTCACGATCTCCAGCTGCATACCGCTCGAGGTCGGCACCACCCACAGGAAACACTCGCGCAGGCCAACCGTCTTGGCGCACACGTCTTGCATGATGCCCCAAAGGTGCGCGCCTTCCACGCAGTCCGACCAGCACTTGGCCTGCTCTGGATCGAAGCTGGGGTTAGTGACGGTCGGGGCGGCGTCGTAGATGATGGCCGTCTGGTCGGTGGTGTTCTCGAGCAGGTTGACCGACGTCGAAGGGCGGCCCAAGTTGCCCACGTTGGTGAGCCCCATCTGCTCCCGCATCCGCTCTTGGATCTCTTGCTCCCACGTCCCTTGGAGCATGTTGCGCCGCAAGCGGGTGTGCTGCCAGCGGGCGGCGTCGTTCTGGTTCTCAGGTTGCAGCATGGTAGCTCCTAAAGTGACAGTTGATAGCGGGTTGCGGCGTTGCGTTGACCCGTCATAGCAGAGAGGGGGGCATAGGCGATATACCGCAGAGCGTCGAGCGCGTGTTTGAGGTCCTCATCGGACTTTGCGCCTTTGCTATGCTTGAGCCCTTTGATGATCGCAACACATCGAGGGGCGATCCATAGCTTGTGTAACAGGAAAGCAGAGTTGAGCAGCTTCTCGCCGTAGTCTACGCTGCCCTTGCCCTTGACTGGCGTCCCGATGGTAAAGCCTTGCCGATGGTGGCCGGCGTCCTTCGCGAGCTCGTACGCGAGGACGTCGTTGACCCGGAAACCCGCCTGCGCTTTGCCCGCCGAGTTGATGTCGCCGATCCAAACGTCGACTTGGTGGATGTCCATGCCATTCCGCAACAACATCCGCCGCACCGCTTTGGCATCGTCCGCAGGCGTCGTGGCTTTGGTCGAGACCTCCTCATCGAGCGCCCACACGCCGTCGCTGTTCCACGCGATTAACACGGCGACTTGACTGCCCGCGTGCTCCCCGTGGTCGAGGCCTACGCCGATGCGGCACGCTTTGGGTAGTGGGTGATCGGCATTGATCAGACAAGTGCTGTCGAACCCGCTGAACGTCCGCTCGCTGGTGGTGCCTTCCCAAGCGCCGTTGATCCGCTGCTCGTACGAGTCGGGGAACAACCGCGCCTCCGTGATCCACGCTTCGACCTGCGCCTCGGAGTACCACGGGCAGTTGGCCGCGCTCAACGGTGCGACGTGTTCCACCCAGGTGGTGTCTTCGTCGGCAATGACCTTGCGGAGGTACTCGACCGGGCGACCGATGGGCGTAGCCGTGATCCAGACCCAACCGTCGCGCGCTTTGACGCGGTACAGGTTCTCTTGGAGAATAAAGCTGGGGGGTACCTCATCGAGCCACACGCCGTCGAGGTCGCTACCCGCATGGGAGATCGCCGCCTGTTCGCAGCTGCGGATCTCACACGTCGTGCCGTTGCGCAGCACGATCAACTGATGCGTCCAACCGTTCTCCAAACTGAATCGACAGTTAGGCGCAAGTTGGTCGGCAGGCAGAAAGTTGCAGAGGTACTGCCCGACGACGGCGATGCTCTGCTGGTAGTTAACGGCGACGGCGCGATATCGACCGCCGGGCTTGTCGAGCATAAGGCGCGCAAGTTTGGCAGCGGCGTGTTTGGTTTTGCCAACGCGGTTGGCGGCGCGCACCAGCTGCCGCCTCGAGCTCGAACGCATGAACCCCACCAGCGCCGGCGAGGCCTGGAACAGCATCAGCTGCCGGTCGCGCAGCGTGGCGAGGACGCGCAGCATCATGGCTTAGCTCGAGCGGCCAGCGCGGCTTCGAGCACATCGACGGGGATGGCGGCCAATGCCTGCACCATTTCGTCGCGGGTTGTGTAGGGCTGGACCTCTGCCGCGACGGGCTCCGCTTTGGTGTAGCCGCTGCGGTCCAGCAGCGTGGTAGCGGCTTGGACGCGCACGCTCTCTTTGCTCATCGGGTCCATCATGATCGAGTCGAGCACCTGCGCAGCTCGTACGCCGCTGGCGGCGATGGAGGCCCAAACGCCCTCGCGCTGCACTCGCTTGGCGTCCTCGATGGCCGGAAGGAAACGCCCGTCGTTGCGCCACTGGTTGTACCAAGTGCTCTTTGGGATGTGGTACTTGTCGAGGCATTGCTGCACACTCCACCCATCCGCTACGAGGTGCTGAATGCACGCGAGCTGGAGGGTGGTCAGTTGTGTGCGGGGAGTGTTCAAGTGGTAGGCACGCTCAGAGGAGGCGCTACAACGACAGGCCGGGGGGCAGGGTAGCAGCTTTTCCCAGCGACGACAAGACCGAGGTGATGCAGGCCTACCCCGATGCCGTGGGCGACGTCGTGGTGCCGCGCAGCTGGGTGCGGTGACAATCTTCCGCTCCACCCGCGCCTCGCGAGGTAGGCGTCCACCCGGGCGGCGTAGACCGCCTGGGGCACCGCCCCTTTCCACTCGCGAGGCGCGTAGCCGACCAGCTCTGCACCGGCGAACGGACCCCACCCAGATATAGCGCCGCACACCCCCTGCACCTCCAGAATATCGGCAGGGTCACCCCGCGATGACGCCCGATTATAGATTTGCATGGTCTCTATGACCACCGTGTTGGGGATTATGCGCAGAGGGGCAAGCCCGGCGGTTATAACTGCGCGCCAACGGGCCGGTCCCCGCCCATAACCGCCCGGCGAGGCATACCAAGCGGCTATAAGTTCGGATCCGTCAAATAGTCCGCAGCCTAAGCCGTGAAGCCCTGCGTCAATGCTCAGAGTGGTGGTCATTCCAACCTCCTAACGCGGCGCGCAGGGCTCGAGCGCCTTACGGGTTTGATACGGGTTTGAAACGGGCTATCCGAGGTTCTACCGAAACCTTTACGGGTTACGGGTTTTTTGCCTCAGAGCCGCAAAGCAGGGAGGGGTACCACCCCCCACCCCCACCCCCCTACCCCTGCCTATACCTATATCTATATTCCTATATCTATATGCAGTAGGGGGGTGGGGTGGTGGGGGGTGTCTCTCCATCAGGTCTGAGGCAAAAAACCCGTAACCCGTAAACATCGCGCTCCAACCTCGCGAAACCCGTTTCAAACCCGTATCAAACCCGTAAGGCGTGGAAAGTGACAGGGCCGTCAAAACAAACACCATCGACGGTGCCTTGACCACCTCGACCGGCGGTGTCATACTCTCTGCATGTCCACCACACCCCAGAAACGTCGCCGACCTGTCGTCGCTGTCACCCTCGATCCACGCATCCGCGAGCAGCTGCAACAGCTGGTCGAGCAGAGCGGCCTGTCGTTCAGCCGCGTGCTCGAGCTTGTGCTCACGGGGCAGGTTGCCCTACCCTCTCTGCCGTAGCCCCCCAAAAAGGGGCGTGGCCGGCATAGCCACCACGCTACACCGGCCACTTTCAACCACCTCGCACAACCAAGGCTATTGATGTACTCCCCTACCCTACAGACTCGCAACCGTCCACGCCTCGACGTCGCCCTCGAGGCCGCAGCCAACGGCTACTATGTGTTTCCCTGCGGGCACGACAAGAAACCGCTAACCGCCAACGGATGGAAAGCAGGGACGCGAGATCCCCAGGTGATCCGCAACTGGTGGACCAGCAACCCCAACGCCATCCCCTCCATCGCGGTGTGCGACGGGGTGGTAATGTTGGATTTTGACAGCAAGCCCACGCAGGGCCTGATTGCCGCCGAGGTGTTCCAACGCCTCAACTGGACTTTGCCAGATACCTACCGCGACGAGACCGCCGGCGGTGGGTTCCACCTCTGGTACCAGTACCCCGACGGCGAGGGCTACGAGCTGGGCATCGGTGCGCGGGTGTTGGGTATCGACGGCTTCGATATCCGCAGCAACGGTGGGTATTCGTGCGTCCACTTCGATTTCGTGCCGCCACCCCGTGCGCAGCTCGCAGAGTTGCCGATGCAGTACCACGCGCTGCTCCCCCGCTACAACGCCACCCACCAGCACGCCGCGCACCCGGTGGACCTCGAGGACTACACCGACGTCGAGACATCGCTGGAGTCGCTCGACGCGCTCGACGACGTCGCCGCCCTGTTGCTCGCTACGCCACGCGGCAAGCGGAACGATGTTGCCAACGCGCAGGGGTATCGGGCAGGCCTGCGGGTTGGGGCGCGTACGCTGGCCCCTGCGGTGGCTTTGGCGGTGTTCGCCCACGTCCAGTCGCAGTGGAGCGAGCAGGGCAGCAAGGATCACACGTCCGCGTTCGCTCGCGGCCTACAGGCGGGGGCCTCCGAGGACGTCGGCGCGAGCATCGCCGGCGCGTTCCGCAAGCGGACGCCAACCCTTGCCGCCGACGCACCGCATAGCGACGTCGAGGCCGGCGACGTTGAGACCGTAGCCGCGCACAACGGAGACCTCAACCTCGAGGCGCTGTCGCGAGGCTCCGACGCCAAAGCGTACCTTTCCGCGCTCCTCGCAGCGGGTGTGCTCGACGTCGGCGTCCTCACCGGGCTGGCGATGAGGCACGCGACTACTATCGGGGTGGCGCTGAACTCCACCAACGCCCGCCGCGCTGTCGTCGCGGCGATGACGCAGCACACCCGCGCAGCAGCTCGCGCAGCAGACGCCGCCGCCAAACAGGCGGCGCGAGCCCAGCAAGCCGCATCGGTCGGCGGCGGTGGCTTGCGGATGAATAGCAACAACCGCCCCGAGTCCACCTTTGGAAACGTCGTGCGTGCTTTGTCCCAGCAGCCGTTTGACCGGATGTTCTGGACCGATAGTTTCAAGCGCCGCGTGATGGTGGAGTCCGAGGAGGGCAAGTCGTCGCCGCTCACCGACGCGCTCACCCGCGAGGTCCGCGTGCAGTTGGACGCCCAGGACATCCACCCCACCCTGCTCGACACCCGCGAGGCGATCTACGCCCGCGCCAGCGAGGACCAGCGCAACCCGATTGTCGATTATTTCGACTCGCTGTCGTGGGACGGCACCGAGCGTTTCACGGAGGAGGCCCGCGCCTTGTTTGGTGCTGCGCCCGATGCGTCGGAGGACACCTACAACGCCCGCGGCCTCATGTGGTGGATGATGTCGGCGGTGGTCCGCGCCCGCAAGCCCGGCAGCAAAGCGGACTCGATGCTGGTGTTGTACGCCGCCGACGGTGGCGAGGGCAAAACTGAGCTGCTCCGTAGTCTCTGCCCCGATGAGTCGTGGTTCAACCCCGCGCCGGTGCCACAGGATGAAAAACGCTCGATTATGGTGCTCCCCAACTACCTCATCCACGAAATGGCAGAGATGCCAACGTGGAAAAACCACGTTGAATATATGACTTTCATTGACCGCCGGCGCGATACCGGCGTCCGGATGCACGGCAAAGAGTTGGAGGACATCCCCCGTCAATGCGTGTTTTTCGGCAACACCAACGTGAAGCTCTACCTCGTTGACCGCAGCAGCGAGAACCGCCGGTTTTGGACGCTTGAGGTACGCAGCGGACGCATCGACCTCGCGAGAGTTAGAGAGGTCGCGCCGCAGCTTTGGGCCGAGGCCGACGCCAAGGTTGCGGCGGGCGTGCCGTGGTGGCCTTCAGCGGAGCAGCAGACGGAGATCGGAGTGCGTAACCAGCAGTACCTCGCCGACGACTCCGTCGAGGATGCGGTGTACCAGGTCGTCACGAAGCACATCCAGACGGAGTGGAGCGCGAGCGACCTGCTCGAGAAAGTCGCCGCGCTTTGCTTTGGCGCTGCGAGACCGAACGGAACGAACATCGGCCTCGCTATGATCCGATTCGGCTGGACCAAGCGGACCACCGGCGCGAGGCGCTGCTGGGTATGGCACCCCGACGCCGCCAAGAAAAAACATGCGGTCGGTCCAAAGGGTTCGCGTATTACCGACGTCCCCAAATATGCGCCGACTACCCCAGCTTCTGCACCGGTCATGGCATTCGTGCCCGACTCCGACGGCGTACCATACTAAAATATAAGTGCCGCCGGGGTTGCGTAGTAACTCATAATCCGGTAAGACTAAATCACCCCGAACGACACCACCACGGCGTCGGTCGGGGCACCACCACCACAGGATCACAACATCATGTCCAGCATCAATCCCGCCGCTCCCCCTCGCTACCTTGTCCGCGAGTCCTGCGCCAAAATGCCCCTCAAAGTCAAAGCGGCCTACCGTTGGTGCGCCGTGCTCGAGGTGGACGGCGACCTGCCCCTCGACTGGTACCCCGCTGCCATCGACAAGCGCATCAAGGGCGTGCGCCGCGTTGTCGCCAGCTGGGCACCGTACCCCGCAGCCGGCAAGACGGCGCGGTCGGGCCGCGTACAGGCCGAAATGGAAAGCGAGGCCCTCGCCGACAAACTCAACGCCGCACTTGAGGCCAAGTAACATGAGTAACATGCAGACCCCCACCAACGTCCTTATCGCCATCGCGCAGGTTCACGCCGCGCTCGAGAACCTGTACCGCACGCTTGAGGCCGAACGCGACAGCGCGCAGGCCGACTATGCGCAGCTGTCCGAGTTGCCTGACGGCACCAAAGACCCGCACATCGCGGCGTTGCTCGAGCTCGCCGATGAGCGTGGCTACCACGCCCGGCGCGCTCTGCGGATCGGGTTCGACTCGAGCGAGGCGTTTGCCGCGCCGACGCCGGAAGACCTGGGCTACAGCGCCGTGGTGTCCGAATGACCCGCGACGACGTCGGCCTCGTTGCCGCAGTTGTGTTCGCCGGCGGTTTGATCCTCGTTGCGATCTCCGTACTCGCAGGGTGCTCCGCATCGCTGCCGTACGGTCGCCCGGGCCTCGCCGTCAAACACGCTATCGACGCCTACGCCGATGAGGTGGCAAAGTGAAGCCGTTTCTGCATTGGTCGGCAACTCAGGTGACCACGTTTCGGTTGTGCCAGCGCAAGTGGTACCTGTCCAAGATTGTGGGCCTCGAGCAGCCCGTCACCCAGGCGTTGCTCGATGGCAAGAGGTTTGCCGAGGAGGCCGAGAGGTTTTTCAAGACCGGTGAGACCGCCGGGTTGTCAGCGACGACGCGCCCGCTGGTCGCGCTCGCGGCGTCGGGCAAAATCCCCGGGCCGTTGCGCTCCACGTTGCGCGTCGAGCATCCCATCGGGGTGGACCGGCGCGCAGCAGACGCCACCGGCGCGGCGCTGCTCGAGGTCGATGGGCTTCCCGCCGAGGGCTACATGGACCTGCTCGACCTCAAAGCAGGGTGGCCCGTTGTTTGGGACCAAAAGACAACGAAGGACCGCAGGTACATCAAAGAGCCCGACCAGCTGCGCACCGATGTGCAGATGGTGCTCTACGCACGGGCCACCGTGCTCCAGCATGAGGCCGAATACGGATGCGAGCCCGAGGCCGTTGGCGTGGCGCACATCGCGTTGATTAAGCCCCCCAAAGCCGCCGAGGGCGTCGTCGTCGGGCCGGTCTACCTCGACCTCGAGCACATCGAGGCGCAATGGCAGGGTATCCAAGCAACGGTGCGCGAAATGGCGCAGGTCGCATTGATACCAGCGCCCGATAGAGTTACTCCCACTTGGACAGCGTGTACCGCATTTGGCGGCTGCGCGTTTGCCGATACCTGCAAGTCAGTCAAAACATTAAATCAAGGATCCACCACCATGTCCCTACTCTCTGATCTCGCCGCCAAGCGCGCCGCTGGCATCGCCCCCACCGCAGCTGCTCCGGTCAAGCCCGTCGGCCTTGCAGCGGCCATCGCCGCGCAGCTCGCCAAACCCGGCCAAATCACCCCCGCCGACGCGCCGGCGTCCCCCAGCTTGGCAGGCATCGCCGCCGCGCTCAAACCCGGTGCAGTGCGCCCCGTCGTCGCTGCCATCCCTACTCCCGTGGTGTTTGCGCCCGTCGAGGTCGCCCCGGTTGTGGTTGCTGCGCCCGTCGTGGTAGCCGCGCCCGTCGTGGTCGCCGACGCCGGCGCGAAGACCCGCCAGCCCCGCAACGGAACGCCGCGCCTTGTTGCGCTGGGTTGGTCCGAGGCAGAGATCGCAGGGATGAGCGTCTCACGCAAACACGAGATCCTTGACGGTGGCCTCAAGCCCCCGCCGGTGATCGAGGAGCAGGCCGAGGTCACAGATCGTGACCTGCCCGTCGCCCCCACCGAGTTTGTTGACTGGGATCTCAACAGCGAGGCCGCGCTCAATGAGGGCCTGCGGTTGGGGTGGGCGCAGACGCAGCTGCTGTTTGTGTCCGATGAGATCTTTGGTCGGATTTTGTGCGAGGGCCTCAAGGCGTCGGAGTGGGTGTTGGACGCCGACGGCTACGACGTCACTCGCCGCAAGCCGCCTGCGCCGACGCAGGCCGAGGTCAAGGCCACGTTTGTGGAGCTCGAGCAGGTGCTGTTTGAGCCCGGCCCCGGCGACCGTCCTGTTGAGGTGGTCGAGCCCATCGAGCCCGTAGTCGAGGTGGCCGTCGAGGTCGCGCCGGCGACGAAGACGCTCACCCTGCTCATCGGATGTCGCCCCACCAAGGGCATGGCGTACCGCGAGCTGCACGACGTTCTCGAGCCCGCGATGCGCGAAATCGAGTCCATCAAGCGGATCAGCTATTGGGATCTGCTGCCGTACAACGAGGGGCAGAAGCTCCTCGCGGCGTCGGTGTTGATGAGCCCGCCCACCGGCGTGGTGGTGGTGGACCCCGCCGCACCCTACGCCAACGCGGTGCTCGCGGTGCTGCTGCCCGTCGCCGACGTCGTCGTGCGGGCGTAGCGTGTCTGGGGCATTCGACCTCCGCGCCGTACTGGCACGCCGCGATGCGTACCAGGCGGCGCTGCCCGTCGCGGCCCCTACCGAGCAAACCGAGGCGGGGCGCATCGCTGCCCTGCCTCGCTGGTCGCCCGACGCCGTGCCTGACCTGACAGAGCGATACCGGACGCCGACGGGGACGATGTCGTTGCGCCCCGTCCAAAACGCCATGTTGTGGAACCTTGAGCAGACGGGCGGTCTCTGCGGCCCCGTCGGCGTCGGCGGGGGCAAGGGGCTGTTTACGATGCTTGCCCCAGTGGCGTTGGGTGCCCAGCGGCCCCTGCTGCTGCTCCCCGCGAACCTGCTCGACACGTTCCATATGGAATATCGCAAGTTTCGCGCACACTTCAAGGTCGCCACCAACCTAAAGATTATGACGTACTCCGCGCTGTCGGTGAACAGCGGCGCGGACTTTTTGATGAAGTATCGGCCCGATCTCATCATCTGCGATGAGGCGCACAACTTGCGGCACCTGACATCGACGCGCACTAAGCGTTTCATGCGGTACGCCCGTCAGTTTCCCGAAACCCGCTATGCGTTTATCAGCGGCACGCTGACCAAACGAGGCCTAAAAGACTACGCACATTTGATCGAGCTCGCGCTGGGGGCCGGCGCGCCCATTCCGCTTCAGCTTGCCGATCTGCTGTCGTGGGCGAACGTGCTCGACGCCGACGGCGCGGCGCTCCCCAGCGACTGGCGATCGATCAATCGGTGCTTGCTGCCGGCCAGTCCAACCGCCGACGTAAAGGTTGCCCGCGAGGCGTTTGCCGACCGGTTCCGCGCTACGCCGGGCGTGGTTGCCTCCGATGAGAGTGACCTGGGTGTCGGTCTCTATTTCCACGAGTTGCCGCTGGTCGAGCCCGAGGTCGTCAGGGCGGCGCGCCTCGAGCTCGAGCGGACGTGGTGCCGTCCCGACGGGGAGGAGCTTGTCGATGCGTTCGCCGTGTTCCGCGTGGAGCAGCAGTTGTCGAGCGGGTTCTACTACGTTTGGGATTGGCCCAACGGCGTCATAGACGTCGAGTGGATGGAGCGCCGCGCCGCATGGAACAAAGCGGTGCGCCGGATCCTCAAGACGAACGATCACCGATGGGACAGCCCCCTCCGTGTTGCCCTCGCGTTGAGCAACGGCACCCTAGAGGACCCCAAAGCCCTCGCCGCCTACGAGGGCTGGAAAGCTGTCAGGGACCGCCCGCAGCCGCCCACCAAGCCGGTGTGGTTGTCGGATTTTGTGGTGCGCGCCGCCGGCGCGTGGGTGCTCGAGCAGCTGTCGGCGCGCCCCAATGTGCCGGTGTCCGTCTGGTACGAGCACACCGCGTTGGGCCTCGCGCTTGAGCAGCTGGGCTTGCCGCTCTACGGGTCGGGCAGTGATCCCCAAACGTCCGCCGACGACGCGCTGGCGTGCAGCATCATCGCGCACGGCACCGGGAAAAACCTGCAACGGACACCCGCGATGCTGGTGCTCAACTGGCCGCGCAGCGGGTCTACCGTCGAGCAGCTCATCGGGCGCGCACACCGCCCCGGGCAGCTCGCCGACGCCGTTGACGTTCACTACCTCAGCCACACCCCGCAGGCGCGCACCTCGCTGCGCGACAGTCTCACCGACGAAACTTACGTCGAGCAGTCAATGCGTACCCGCCGCAAAGTCGAGTTGGGGACGTGGCTACCTCACACCTGGAGCACATCATGATCGGTCGCCCCCGCAAAACCAACGAGATCACAATCGCCATCGGTCGCCCCGACGTGCTGCTGCTGACAATCCCAACGAGACAGCGAGGCTACTGGCCTGCCGTCGTTTGCCAGTTCGACCTCGCCGACCTCGACGTGGTCGAGGGGCACCGGTGGAGCGTGGGTAAAGGCGGCAGGCCCTGCTGCCACGACGGTCCAGAGCGAGACACAATCTACCTCGCACGGCTACTGGTGGGCGCGCAGCCCAACCAGCGGACGCTCGCGGTCAACGGGGACGCCTCCGACCTGAGGCGCGTCAACATCAAAATATGCGCTCCCCACCGAAAAACGCTTGTCAAGCGGGCGGCAGGGCTATAGAGTTTCTATGTCGGGCAACCGATAATCAATCAGTCAACCTCAAAGTCAAAATAGGAGGCTCCTATGGGCCTGTTTTCAAAGATGAAAGACGCAAGCTACAGCCAAACCGGCATCTACATGGCACCGAACGCGAACTACGTTTTGGAACTTGTCAGTGCGATCACCGGCGAGAAAAAGACGACGGGCGATGAGTATTTCGTTGCCACGTTCAAGGTCCTCGAGTCCGACAGCGAACACAAACCGGGCACCGAGGTCTCTTACTTTGTGGGCAACTCCGGTGCCTCCAAAATGAGCTTTCTTGGCAACGTCAAAAAGCTGGTGACCGCGCTTTGTGGCTCGCTCTCCGGCGCGCACGTCAACCCGTCGCAGGTCGGCGAGGCCGAGGTGCTCTCGCTGCTTGAGCCCGCAACCCCCAGCTCTCCTCCAGGCACGATGGCCGCAGGTACGCAGGTCCGCTGCCGCACCAAAGCCGTTAAGACCAAGTCGGGCGGCGACTTCACCGTCCACGATTTTGAGCCGATCTTCGGCGCTACGCCCTTCTAAGTCGCCGGCGGCACGTCCAGCCCGTACCCCTTCGGGGGTCGGGCTTTTCCGCGTATGAACTCCACCACTCGCCTCAATCTCTATGTATTCGACACCGAGACACATCTCATCCAACCCGGTTTGCCCGTACCGCCGCTGGTTTGCCTGTCGTCGCTGCGTGTTTGGCCCACGCGCATCGGCAGTAGCGGCCCGCTCCCCGACGTCGAGGGCGGCACGCTGCACAACAAAGCAGAGGGGATCCACGATCTGCGCCTCGCGCTGCTGGACCCGCATACCCGGATCGTCGGCCACAACGTCGCCTACGATCTCGCCGTTTGCGGCGCTGCGGACCCCTCGCTGGTGCCGTGGATTTTTGAGGCCTACGCTCACGGGCGCGTGAGCTGCACGCAAATCCGCGAGCAGCTGATCCAGTTGGCGCTGGGAAACTTCTCAAGCGACTTTGGCAGCAAAAAGCAGGGGTCGTTCTCGATGGCGGCGATCATGCTCACCCGGTTCGGCGTCGATCTCAGCGACGACAAGGCCGCGCCCGATGCGTGGCGCTTGCGGTACGCCGAGCTCGACGGCGTGCCGCTTGACCAGTGGCCCACCGAGGCACGCGAGTACCCCATCCGCGACGTCCACCAGACGTACCAAATGTGGTGCGCGCAGGCCTCGGATACGCATAGCGGCGTCGTGGATGCGGTAACCGGGATGGTTACGGATGAGCAGTCGCAGGCGGCGGCGGACTTTGCCCTCAAGCTGATGTCGGCATGGGGAGTGCGGACCAACCGCGCCAAAGTCGATGCGCTCGCGCAGCTGCTCGAGGAGAACAGCCGCAGCGTGCGGGATGCGCTGACCGGCACCCTGTTCCGGTTCAAGGACGGATCAAAGGACACGGTGCGCCTCGCTCGCGAGGTCGCCGACGCCTACGCCTCCGAGGGGCTCGAGGCACCGCAAACCGCAGGGGGCAAGACCAGCACGGCTAAAGAAGTGCTGCTCGCTGCCCCCACTCGCCGCCAGCCTACCGTGCGGGTGTGGATGAGCGATGAGCTCACCGGGGAGCGTAGCGAACAAGACGTCCCGATCCTGTTGGCGTTGGCGTCGATCAGCGCCGATGAGCACAACTTGGCAACGTACATCGAGCCGCTGCGCAGCGGCAGCGACCACCCGATTACCGCCCGTTTCAACGTGCTGGTGGAGTCGGGGAGGACGTCGTGCGGCAAGCCGCTGAACCTCCAGAACCTGCCCAAAGCCGGGGGCTATCGGGAGTGCGTCGAGTCGCGACCGGGCACCGTGTTTGTCCAGGCGGACTACTCCGGTATTGAGTTGGTGGCGCTCGCGCAGCACTGCCTTGATCAAGGGTGGCACAGCGAAATGGCGGCGGCGCTTAAAGCCGGGCGCGACCTGCACACCGCCCTTGCTGCGGACCTGCTGGGTATTCCCTACGAGGAGGCGGTTTCCCGCCGCAAAGCCAAAGATCCGCAAGTCAGCGTCATGCGGCAGGCCGCAAAGCAGATCAACTTTGGGTTCCCCGGCGGGATGGGCCCGGAAAAGTTTGTTGCGACGGTCAAAAAGCAAATCAGCAAGGCAGACTTCCGGGCGATCTTCGGCGACGACCCCGTCGAGGCCGTTGAGATCGCGGCGTCGTTCAAGTCCGCGTGGCTCAACCGCTGGCCGGAAATGCGCCGGTTTTTCGCCGACGTCGGGGACCGTGTCGAGCGTGGTGGTGGCGAGTTTACGTTGGTCCAGCCCCGTAGCGGTCGCCTGCGCGGCGGGTGTAACTACAGTCAGGGTTGCAACTCGTACTTTCAGGGCTTGACCGCCGACGGTATGAAGGCGGCGCTATTTGCAGCGTCGGCAGAGTGCTACACAGGTTTCGGGGTGTTTTGGGAGCGGCGACTTTACCACCCGCACCAAACAAGTCCGCTGTTTGGATGCCGACCGGTCATCGAGATTCACGATGAGTTTATTTTTGAGGCACCCGAGGCGCGTGCTGCCGAGGCCTGCGAGCGGATGTGCGCGGTGATGGTGGCTGGCATGCAACAATATATGCCCGACGTACCGGTCAAGGTCGAGCCCAGCATGTTCCGCGTGTGGAGCAAATCCGCCGACGAACGCCGCGATGTTAGTAGCCGCTTGCAGGTATGGGAGGCAACGTGATCAACCTCGACAACATCAAAGCACGGGCGCAGGCCCTGCAACAGCACGCGGGGACCACCGACTACGCCTCGCAGGTCCTCGCTGACAACGTCGAGCTGGTCGCCGAGGTCGAGAGGCTCCGCGCAGCTGCGCACGGAGATCGCAGCGAGATCATCCGGTGGCTGCGCGACGGCAGCAGCGTCTGGACTCCGATCCATGCGTTGACCGGGTTGGTGCTCCTCGATGCGTCCAACTTTGTCGAACGCGGCGACTATCGTGGGGAGGTGACGGAATGATCGACCTTGATGTTTTGCGCAAAGTGGTGGAGCGCGCCACGGGGTGGGGTTGGGAAGCTGCGTACCGGCAGGATGTGACCGCGCTGGTCGCCGAGGTAGAGCGGCTGCAAAGCTACGCAGCCGACTGTGAGCAGCACGCTACGTTTGCCGCCTCAAAAGCCACCACGTTGGAGCGGCAAAACGTGGTTGCGTGGCTGCGCTCTCAAGCGTTCCTAACGCTTTATGAAGCCACGCCGGACGACATCGCCGACCGCATCGAGCGCGGCGACCACCGCCGCGAGGTGGAGTGATGCCCTACCCCGAATACCGCCCTCGCAGTCCTAAGATCCTCGCCGTGCTTGAGGCGCTCCCTGGCACGGTTGGGGAGCAGGTCCGCGCAGGCCGTGGATCTCAACTCTGGATCCAGAACCTGTTGACCCGGATGGTGTACATCGGTGTCTGCCGTCGAAACGGTCTCAAATACTACATGATGTACCCGATTCAACCAGCCCTGAGTCTCACCGATGAGGTCGAGCAGCTGCTCCGCGAGCACGGCGCGCAAACGGTTACCGAGCTGCAAGCGCGGGGTATGCCTCGCGGGCGCATCCACTCCACGCTGCGCATCCTCGAGGTGCGAGGGCGCGTCGTGGTGGATTCATCGGTGCGACCGTTCCGCTACGCGGCGGCACCATGACGCACTACGAAGCGGAATGCGAGCGCGCAGCTCGAGCAGTGCGACGGGCGACCGGCTGCACCCGCGAGCAAGCCGCAAAGGCGGTGCGGATCTGCGGACCCAACTGGGTGGCCTGCGTCGAGTGGTTTAGGCGTCAGGTGTACGGGTGATAAGCCGCGCCGTCGAAGGTCAGCGCCTGCTGGCATAGCTGGGGGTCACGGGTGCCACGGATGCTGATGTGGACCCAGCTACGCCCAGGCGGGCGCTCCAAAATGCACTGCCCAAACGACAGGTTGGACTCGCGCACGATCCAGCGGCGCAGGTCAGCATCATCGACACCGGGGATCGTGATGTCAGCGGCCTCGCCGCGCATGTGTTGGCTGGTCCTACTGCTGCCGGGGGTGGCCGCGTTGACCGCAGGGCCCCGGAAGCCGGAGTTGACTTTGAGGGGTCGCCCAAAGTGGGCGCGGATGATCTCAAGCAGCTCCGCGAGCAACGTGAGCTGCGCGATGTAGACCTGCGCCTCCTCGCGGTTGCGATCTTGTAGCGCCGTTTGACTGGTTCGGGTCAACTCGTTGAAGCTGAAGTGAGGGGAGAGGTTCATTCTGCCGTCGCCGTCGAGACCGTCGCGGGTTGGGTTTGCACCGATAGCCCGGGGGCCAGTAGCCGCACGCCGACGCCCGACAGCGCAAGCACCATCACGCTGGCTACGATGGCGATCACGCGCAACTCAAACCGGAGGCCGACGATCTGCCGTTCAAATGCTTCGGTGAGACCCTGCCGCTCTTTGGTCGCGAGTTTGGCTTGGGCCTCAAGCATAGTAAAGAGCCGGTCGATGGTCGATTCGGGCATGTCAGGCTCCAACAGTGTCACGGAGGGGGTCGGCGATAAATAGCAATCTCACACCGTCAAGCCCTGTCGAGTCGATCTCGATCTGCTCGACCAGTGCGACGCGACTATACAACGATAGCTGGGGGTCGGTCAAGGTGACGACCTGCCCGAGCTCGAGCCCGTAGCTGCGCGGCACGGTGTAGGTCGCTCTCATTCTGGGTTGCCCGAATGCGCGGATGCGGTCGGCGAGGACCCTGCCCGCAGTCGCAGAGTCGTAAATGCAAGCCGAGGTATAGGCACGGGTTTGGACCCCAAACACCGTTTGCGAGATCCGAGTGTAGGCGTCGTCGGCGGGGTCATACGTCGTGGGCCCCGTCGCCAACCCGTAAAGAGGTTCCGCCGGGTGGTCTTTGGGGACGCCGCCTCGCCACGCCGTCGCGGTGTGCCGACTGTGTTGGACGTCGTATTGGTACTGGAGCGAGGCGCGGTTGATGACGTCGCTATCAAAGCTGACGTCGCCAACGAGGCGGATGTCAGGGTCGGTGAGCACGTCGAGCACCGCCGTAGCGTCGGCGGGTAGGGCATCGCGCCGCCACACCACCGCATACCAACCGTCATTGCCGCTGACTACCGAGGCCGGCAGGTAGGGCATGATGTTAGTCTCGAGCCACTCAAGCGGTTTGACCGCGCCGTCGATCACACAATCAAACCGATACGACTTGAGCGCCGCCGCCGCCGACGCCATCCGGGCGTAGTCCACCTTGAGCCCCGACCGCTCAAGCATGTAAACGATCACATCGCCGGCGAGGGGTGACAAGCCCACGATCCCATCGCCGGCGTAGGAGCTGCTGGTGTACTCCCGCCAGCTCGCAAACAACGCCGACGTCGTCGGGGTGGTGGTGGGGTTCGACGGCGTTGCCAGCACGGGCACAACGGTGGTTGGTTGGTACAACGTGCGGTCGAGGTTGGGGGTCAAGTCCGCGCCGTTAGGTGTGCCCTGCTCGTTGAGGCCGTAGAACCATCCGCCGTTTTCGGGGTTGGCGTCGGTGTTGCTGGTAACCAGCATATTCCAATCCCCGTCCATCATGTCCTGGCGGGTGTTGCCGCCGCCCGAAGGCGACAACCACGGCGTCGAAGATTCGTAAACCACGGCGACGGGTTGCCCCAGCAGGTCGTAGGTGTTGCCCACGCGGAACCGGTGGCCGTTGGGGTTGAGGTCGGCGTCCCCGGTGAGGGTGACGAACGACCCGGTGACGTGATGACCGGCGAGTATCGCTCGTAGGAAGTTTTTGAGACCCGCGCCAAAGCCCTCGCCTTGATGGATGTACCAGACAGCTTGCGAACCGGGTACCCAAGTGGTGTCACCGGTCTTACCGGGCGACCCAAACACGGTGGGGTAGGTGACGTTGAGCTCATCGAGCGACAGCGTCAACACCGACATCTCGCCAATGGTGTCGGAGTTGACCTGCTGCGAGACCGGGGGGTATTCGGTAGCGCGAGTGGACTCTGGTAGCTCGATGCTGAACGACACCGGGTCGCCCAAGAAACGCCAACTGGGGGCCGTTACGATGCCTTCGATCAGCTGGAGTCGCTGCGCGTAGTCGGTGCCCTCGAGCCACACGCTTAAGCGGGCAGGGCTCCGCGCAAGCTGCCACCCGTCGGCGTACATTGCCGCAACGTCAACGGGTAGGATCGTTTGGATTGGGACCGTTAGCGCCGCCGGCGCAGTTGCCAGAAACGTCATCGCCTGTTGCATGGTTACGTCGTCGAACCCCGACTCAAACGACAGCGTGCCGTTGCTTGCGACGTCGGGCACTGCAAACGTCGCATCCGACATCCGGTAGGTGATGCCGGCAAAATCGATCTCAAGGAGGATGTGGTTGCGGGGTGTGCTCACAGTTCTTCCTCGATAAGCAGGGTTCCCATGCGGATCAGTTCGCCGGCGCTGCCCGTCCAGGCGTTGCCGAGGACGACATCCATTTGGAGCGTGTCGCTGACAATCCGCCCGTACAACTGGAGGTCGCGAGCGGTGATCGTGGTCGCAATACCCGCGCCTGCCACAACGGGCACTTTGGGCAGGTACACCATGCAGTTCTCGCCGTCGCTTGCCAACAGCCCAAACATATCAAACGGAGTCGCCGACCAGTTGCCGATCACCGTGCCGCCGGTGTAGCTCGACACATAGTCGGGGCTTGGCCGGTGGAGGTCGCTGGTATCGACGCCATCCACCCAATCCATCGACTCTGCACGCCTTGCCGCGCCCTCTTTGGTGACGCGACGGGTGCCGTCTTTGGCCTCCGTCGTTTGCAGGTTGGTCGCCGTCGAGTGCTGCTCTCCGCGTGAAGTGCGGCGAGCAAAAACCAGCGCCGTGCCTACAAAGCATTTGCCGACCTCGATGTACCCCGACGCCGTCGAGGTGGGCCCGATGGTCAGGCTAAAGTTGGTCGCACCAGCTGCCACGTCGCGCAGCAAAACGGTAACGTCGGGCGACAGGATCGAACCTGCCGCGCCGCTTGCGGCCTCCGTACCGTCTACGCCCTCCAGCGTCAAAACCGGACGGAGCCCAACGCCCATCGTTGCCGTAGTGGACCAGCGCCCACCGGTGTTGCGCCCGATGGTGCGGATAGCTCCACCACCACCAAACCGGAACGTGGCACCTGCCAAAGTGTTGGCCGGCAGGTAGTCGGTGATGTCGTTGCCACCGCTTGGATCACATTGGATGATCGTACCCGTGCGGGTATATTTGAGACCCGTGCCGATTTTAAGATCGACGGTGCGCGTCACCGCGCCGGCGACCGGGTCGAGGTAACCAAACGTCGCGGTTTCAAAGTTGCAGTTTCTGAGACACACCGCAAGGATGCCGCCGTCGTGGGTACCGGCCATTTGGATCACCGTACCGACCGCTTGATCAAAACGTCCACCGGACTGCGGACTTGAGCGGACCAGCGGGTTGGTGTTGGTGGCAGGGTAGGGCATGGTAGTGTTGATCTGCCACGTCGAGCCGCTTGGAAACAGCCCGATACCCGCAAGCTTAAGGCCGAGCTCGCCAACGAAGCTGGTAGTCGGCAACAAGGCTTGCCCGAGCAGACGGAACGATAGGCCGGGATTGCCGCCGACGCCATAGCTGACGGTCTCGACGTACCCGTCGAGCAGCGCAACACCGTTGCCGCCGAACGCAAACGATACCCGGTCGGTGGTGACATTGCCGGGCTGCATGATGGAAAAACCGGTTTGTCCGGTGTACCATTCATCAATGCCTTTGCCGATTTTCGGCGCTGCGCTGCTGAGGTAGTCCACCAGCACGCGAGCAGTTGGCCCTGCCGCGTTGTGTTCGTAAAGCCAAATCCGCAGAGCGTTTACCGTCGCGGTCTCGGTGTAAAGCGTGCTTGGAACGCCGACGCCGCCACCGTTCATATCGGTAACGGTGACCGTCGTAGGCGTGGCGCGCACCCGGACGTCGTAGCTGCGAGGCGTACCGTCACCGATGCGAGCTCGCAACTCGAAATACCCGCTAACTACTTGGATGCCTCGCGCCTCGACGCGCACACCGCCCGCCAACGTCAGCGCCGGAGTTGCTGTCCAGTTGGCGACGTCGGCAAGGGTGGTGCCCAGCGTGCGCAACCCAAGCGCCGTCAGCGTTACACCGGGGGCTCCAGCAGGCGTGGTAAACGTCCACGTTGCGCCGGTGTTCTCTGGCAGGTTGATCGCTGCCCAGTTGACGTCCCAACCCGACGCTTGGTTGGTTGTTGGATCCTTGGTGCCCGTCTGGGGCATCGGGTTGAGCGACAGGCCACCGATAGAGAACGTCACCAACGAACTATCGGCAGCGTTGCCGACCGACGCCGCCGCCTTGGCAATGCCTACGATTCGCGAGCCTTGAGCCGTCATTTGATACTTACGGAAGCTGCTACCAGCGTCCAACGACCTCCACCATGCCCGACCGATAGCCGGGCCCAACCCCGTGCCCACCGACGACCAGCTGATGCCGCCGTCAAGGGACTGCAACACATAGGCCTCGAGCGCGGCACCGCCGGCAAAGTTGTGGTCGCTGCCAAACAACCAAATGGTGCCGGTGTCGTCGGCGCAGATTGACAGCTCTCCGCTGGTGAAGTTTTTATATGCAGATGCGTCGTCAATGCGCCATAAGGCCGTTGTTAGGGCGCTGAGGTTGGTCTCGGTGGCGTTTAGAAACCCGTCAAACGCATTGCTCGACCTGCGGACGCTGGGCCCTGACACCGACGTGCGGCAGTAGCCCAACACGAACCCGCCATCCCAAGCGGTGACGTCGGCGTATCCGGCGTCGGCGATTGTGTTTACCAACGTCATCGTACCGCCCAAGTCCGAGCTGGCGTACACCTTGATCTCGTTGCCGGTGTAGGGTCCGCTGCCGATGAGGCCGGAGACTACGAGGGAGATCTGCCCGTTGGCGTAGGCACCGCGCATTTGGAGCAGGGTGTACCCAACGAGGTTGCGGCCAACGTACTGAGCGAGCGACCGGGGTTTGACCGTCGAGGCTTGATACTCATCTGAAGCGCTGCGCCACGAAATGATCTCTTTGTTGGCATCGACCGCAAAGGCGACCCACCCCCCGTCGGGTAGGGCGACCACGCAAGCCACGTTGTCGAGCGGCGTGGCGAGCGCGCCGCCGCCGTTTGGTGCGGAGTAGTTGCTCAGGTCAAGCCGCGCACCCCAGCTGCCCGCGAGCGGGCGGTGCCAAACCGATACGTCGGTGCCGTTGTGGATAGAGATAGCGGTCATGCCGCCATCTGGATGCGTGCAAATCGACGGCGACAACCACGCCGTCGCCGTAGTGGTCAGGTTGAGGATCTCGATGCCCGACAACGACGTCGGGGGATCTTGCCCGGCGGTGGGGAGCAGCAGCGGAGGGATGGAGACCGCCGGCGCGATTGTGATCCGGGGGGTCTCCGTGGTCGATACTACGGTGACGGTTGGGCCCGTGCCGTCCACGCCCGCCAGCGAGGCCGCAGAGGCACCTACAAGCGAGCCTGCGGCGTAGAGGTTGCCGTAGGCGGGCCCAACGACGGGCACGCCTCCAGTGCCCTCCAGCAGCGTGCGAACGGGCACCGACCACGCCCCACCGGTCGAAAGGACCGAGGTGGCAGCAGTGACGTCGCCGGAGGTTTGGCGCACAATCGCCTGGTACTGCGCGGGATTGGTAGGGGTGCGATCAGACACTGGAGATCCTCCGGTTGGTGCGATGCCCGTATACCGCTCCGGCGTGGAGCGCCTCGCGCAGCACTCCAGCAGAGTCGAGCGAGCGTTTCAAGCCTGCCTCAAAAACCCGATGCCCAAGAACGATGGGGGCAGGGCCTCCACCGTTGCCGCCGTTCATCCGCCCGTTGTTCATGTCCTCGATGCGACTGCGGCCCATCGACGCCGCCGCCGTTGTGTTGAGCACCGCTTCTTTTTTCAAGATCGTAGCGTTCATTTCATCGGGCGACTTGCCCGAGTGGAACGAGGGTTGTTCTGCGGCAATGGTGGCGATTTGGACCGCGCCGGTAACGCCAGCCGCAATGGCCATAGCAGGGCCCAACGCAACACCCGCGATAGGGATAGCAACGCCAGTGTTATAGGCGTTCATAACTGCCATAGCCGTCGTTATCACCGCTTCAGCAAGTCGTGCCGCTTTGGCAATAGCGAACGCCTCTTTGGCGTGGGCGCGTTGCTCCGCGATGCGCTTGACCAGTTCTGCTTTCTGGGCTTTGGTGTAGGTGGCCTCGCCGGCGACCAACTGGTCGGTGAGTTGGCTGGCGGTGTTGTTGGCGTTTTCGTACGACTTCTCAAACCCTTGCGCCATCGCGTCAAGGCCTTGCAGGGCGTAGCCTGTCATCGCGTCGGCAAGCTCGAGCGCCGCCTCCTTTTTGGCCTTGTTGGCCTCGAGGTCGCGCTCTGCGGCGTCATCGAGGGCCTGCTGCTCTGCGGCGTGGCGCTTGTCGTCAATCGCTTGCAGCTCTGCGGCGGTGTTGGCGTGGTTGGTGACCCGTGCCGCCTCGAGCGATGCGGTGTCCAGCCCAAGGATCTTGTTGGCGGCGATCTGCTCGCGCAGATCCGCATCGCGAGCAGCTCCAGCAGCAGCAGTTTTTTCCCATTCCGTTTGCCCCTGCTTGCGTACCGCTTCGGTGAGTGCGTTGGTCGCTGCGATCTCCTCGTTGATCTGATCGATCTTCGCCCGCGCCTTGTCAACGCGCTCCTTGTCGAGCTCGAGGTACTGCGCGTGCGCAGCTGCGTTCTCGCGATCGATCTCCGCTTGCCGTTTGGTCGCTGCGGTGACCGCTTTAGCCGCCGCCTCTTTGGCCTTGTCCGCTTGGACAGATTTATCGACCTTGCCGACGTACTCATCAATCCGACCGTTGATCGCGGCAAGATCCTTTTCTGCTTTCTCGCGGGATTTGACAAGCTCCGAGCCCGCGCCCGCGAACTTGGCAGCTTCTCGAGCGGCCTCTGCGGCGGCTTTTGCGGCGGTTTGCTCCGTCTTGAACGATGCGATCAGCTTTTCTTTGGTGTCGAGGGCGCGCAGGTCTGCCGCCGTTTGGTTCCCACTTGCGACCGCGTAGGCGTCGTCAATCTGCTTGATGATCGCCTCGCGGTCCTCAAAACCTTTTTGAGCTTTGGCCTGCCGCTCTTCGGCAATCTTGTTCTGCTCCTCGACCGCCTGCATGTCTTTGTCGAGGACGTAGTAAGCAGCGGCCAGCGCCGCGACGGCGATAGCGACGGGGCCCAGGACTGCGGCCATAGCTGCCATCGAGATACCCGCTGCCGTGCCTGCTGCTGCGAGGCCCTGCCCTGCGCTGGCAAGCCCTGCGATGGAGCTTGCGGCGCTGCCCGCCTCCGGTGATATTTTGCTGAGCACACCGCCCAACGGTCCAAGCGCCGCTGCTGCTTTCTGCGCCCCGCCGGTGAGACTCCCCATCGCCGGCGTAACTTTGGCGCTCACTTTGTCGGCAGTTGCGCCGATGGTGTTGAGCGCCGCGTTGGCTTTGGTAGTGGCTGCAACCAGCGAGGTTGCGTCACCGGTGATCGGAATATTTACGGTGCTCATAGCGAGATAGCCTCTCTGCGGATTGTTGTACCACCACCTTTAGGCCCCAGCTTCTTTGGGTTGGCAGGTGCGGACAGGTTTTTGATAATCTCTGCCCGCAGGTCAGCGGCGAGGGGCGGGATGTAGGCGGCTTCGACCTCTGCCCATATCCGCTGCCACTCGATCACGGTGGACCCCGACCGATGCACAAACGATGAGTAGTCCGCCGCATTGAAGATTCGCAGCACTACTTGATCGCCGATGGTGCTTTCAATCGTAGCGTACCACTCTTTAAAGCTGACGTTCTGCTGCGCGCCGGCAGGGCGTCCGATGTACAACCACCCCGTCCAAGCGGTCTTCACCGCCAACAGGATCCGATCCTTGTGCCGCCGAAACACCCGCCGCTCGCAGTCGCTCAACCGCCGCTGGATATTGGTGGTCAGGTCCACGGTGCTGATGGCCTCAACGGTTGCCACGCGGCCTCCGTGGTCGAGCAGCTGCTGCTGGGGTGCTCGACAACCGCGCCTCGACGGAGTCGGTCACCGTCCGCATCGCGTCGAGCATTTTGACGACGGTAGGGTTGCCCCGGCTTACGATTTTTGGGATCAACGTGTCGAACAACGGAGTGCCCCCATCGCGCACGGGGGTAGTCCCCGCCTCCGTGATGTACTCGGCATAGTCGCAGTCGTTCTGGATCGTGAAACCCGTCGTGCCGTCCGACAGCAGCGTGTACGAAAACGAGTCTCGCGAGGTGCTCGTATCGACCGGCCACGCATCCTCGATCTCATTTAGGATCTCGCTTGCGTAGGTGTCGAGCACTTGCAGCTCCTCGAGCTCGAGGTACCGAAACGACCCGTGCCGCGACGACCGGTAGGTGTCGATGCTGTCGAGCCGCACGGGGTACTCAAAACCCATTAGCGGCTTGCCCAGTCGGCGAACGACGACAGCGCGGGGTCGCTCGACGGCTTGCAGGCCGGTTTGGAGCGTGCGTTGGTCATCCGAACGTGATCGGCTGCGCTCACCGGCGCAAGCGTGTTTTTCCACCCGTCGTCGGCGTCTCGAGTGAGCAAGTGCGCGACGAGATCCACGTATTCCTCTGTCGGTAGGTTGTAGGCGGCGTGTACGCCCCCCAGGTGTCGAGCGCCGTGCTCCGTTAGGCGGGCGTCGAGGCG